CTTAAAAAAGTAAGTGATGAAGAACGGCAGAGAATATTTAATCTGGAAGCTGATAAGGCTGCGAGTGCACTTAAAGTATTTGGGGAGGGTCTAACAAAAGTTCCTCAGCAGTTAGGTGCTTCTATTTTACAGGCAACTCAGGGAGGCATTGAAGGAAGAAGTGCAAGTGTTACAGATAGGGATTGGGCAGATAGATTTATTAAAGATGCTAACGAGGATTTAGATAAGTTTACTGCCGAAATGAGCGAAAGGTATGGGGAGTCAAGCCTTCCCATTGGGTTGACTGACATCATTCAATTGCCTCGGAATATTGCCTATTCGCTAACTTCAATGGGGGCAGGGCTTGCTGTTGGTGTCCCAGTGGCTTTTATCCCTGTTCCGGGTGCTAGGGTTGCTGCCTGGGCAGCAGGAACGGCTGCATCAGGTGTAGCAGCTTACAATATGACTACTTACCAAATAATGCAGGAGTATTTAGAAGCAAAGAATGATGAGTCTTTTCAAAATACAGGCAAGGGGATAACTCAAGAGCAAGAGGATAAGTTAAAAAGCGATTTTGAGAGTAAGGCAAGGGAATATGGGTTGTGGGAAGCAATACCAGAGGCTATTAGTAATCTTGCCTTTGCTAAGATATTGACTGCTCCTTTGACAAGAGTGGTGGGTAGGAGTATAGCAGTTAGAATTATAGGGAAACTTGTTGGTTTGTTTGGAGAGGAGTTATTAACTGAAACAATAACTCAGAAGGGGCAAAGTGCAATAGAGGTGGAAGCTGGACTGAGGGAAGGGAATATAAGCTGGACTGAAGCATTTAAGGAAATAGCTCCGCAAACCTTTCTACTGACAATAATATTAAGTGGGTTAGGGCAGACTGGTGTTTCTGCTGTAAATAGAATAAAGGCATCGCTAAAAACTGAAATTGGTGTAGACCATCCCCTTTATAAAGAAATCAATGATAATATCACGGAAGATATTATACCTACTAGTGAAAAGTCTCTTATTGCTCCATTAACTACTCCAGCGACAGGAGAGTATGCAGGGTGGGAGCAGGGCGTTGAAAGACCATTTGGCTTTGACCCTGACTCGACAGAGAACGAGGGTAGGTTCAGATTGTTGCCGCCGGACGCAATCCTCTCTGATACTATTTTGAGAATTAAGGCAGATATGGACGGGATATTCCTCGTTCAGGGGGCTAGTAAGCAGACAGACCAGACAGTAACTCAATCCATAAGATTCGATAGGCAGATATTTGATGAGGAGCAGGCTAGGAATTGGTGGGAGAGTAACAAGGGTAAGTTCCAGTTTTCCGCAGAGATACCGCAGGCTGAGGCTGGTATGCCCGAAGCTGGGCTGCAACCTAGTATGCTGGAAGAAGTACCAGCTAAAGAGGTAAGACCAGTACCTACTGCACCAGTAGTTCAGGCAAAGTTAGATGATTACCTGAAGCTCCAGAAATATGAGGCTGAGGTAGCCCCCAACAGGATTAGTGAGATTAAGAAGCTATTGTCTACGAAGGGTAGGTTGCCCACGGGAATGGGGACTAGGGCTCAAGCAGAGATAGAATTGGCTCGGCTTGAGGCACAGCAAGAGATTGATGCCATAGAAAATATGAGGCAATTAGAGCAGGCTATTGAGCAGATAAGGACAGAGCTAGGCAATAGGTCATTACCTTTTCATGGTGGCGAAAAGAGCATGTTCCCTCAATATAATACCAAGCAATTACAGGAGATGCTTAATGTCTACGAAGAGGCGAGAACAAAGATTACCTCTGAAGTTTCTGCTGCACCTCCGATAAAAGAGGAAGTTACTCCCGATGTAGTTGTGAGGGAACAGTTAGCTGAGCTCCAAAAGATGAGTGATATATGGGCAAGGAAACTGGCTGACAGGGAGACGGTAAAAGCATCACTAGCTAAGTTCGTTAGAGAGAATCTGCCGATGAATATTAGGGGCAAGTTTATCACGGCAGTTGCCAGGATAAGGACTGATGCTCAACTCCAGATTCAAATAGCTAAAGTAATGGAGGTTGCCGAACTAAATGCTCAGAAGGTTATAACGGCTGAAATTAGAAAAGAGATTAAGGGAGCCAGTGCTAAAATCAAAGGCCATATCTTGAAGGGAAAATTTACGCCAGAAGTTCAGAGAAGGTTAGATGTTATTAATCATAACCTTGAACTAGATAGAGATACAGCTAGAGAAAAGATGGTTGATAATATCGCTAAGTATGAATCTGGGGAGTTGTCCTATGAGGAGATGTTAAAAGCCAATGAAGTCCTTAATTTTGCTGGCATTGGTGGAATGTCATCTGAAGAATTAGCCAGCACCTTAGAGTATATCAAGATACTGGGAACTGTTGGTAGGTCAGAGCGTCAAGCCAAGCAGGAAGATGCCAAAAAAATAATAGAGGCTACACGAACCGAGATTTCAAATATCCTTACTGGTGGGAAGGGGTTAAAGACAGGGATAGGTGCTGTACCAAGAGGAGAACTGGCTGCGGAAACTGGATGGTGGGATGCTTTTACCAACTGGCAGTACGGTCTTGATAATATCGCCGATAAACTCAGTAAATTAGACCCGACCTCTAAGCCATATCAGAGTGCCATTAACCTGTTTGTGGCACAGGTTCATAGGGCTACTAATAGGCAGATAATAGGTGCCAAAGAGGCTTATAACAAGTTTAGTGGTGCAGTCGCAGAGACTTTCAAGGTAAAGGGAGTTCACGATATTAACCAAGTTCTTAATGGTTTAGAAGAGGAAGTTAATCTCGGCACATTTGAATTGACTGAGGAATATAAGGCAAAGTATCCTGGAGCTGCTGCAGTTACAATCAAGATGACCAGAGATGAGATGCTCGCTAAGTATATGCAGATGCAAGATTCTACTTTAATTGATACGTTTACTACTGGTATGGGATGGTCACAACAGGTTAGAGATGCGGTGGAGAGTAACTTAACAGAGCAAGAAAAGAAACTAGGCGATGTTATCTTTCAGTTCTATGAAGATTATTATTTATCTGTAAATGAAGTCTATCAGGAACTGTTTAATGTAGATATGCCTCACAATCCAAAGTATTCACCTATCAGACGAGATTTTGAGAGCAATATCGCTGAGCACATTCTTGCCTTACAGGATGCCTCACAGTATGCCTCAGTGCTAAATGGTAGTCTCAAAGCAAGACAAAAGAACATTCTCTCTCTAAAGTTTAATGGTGCTACCCAAATACTGTCTAGGCATATAGAGCAGATGGAACACTTCAAGGCATGGGCTCTCACTATAAGAGATATGCGCCGTGTGTTTGGTAGCACTGAAATTAGACAAGCGATAGAACAATATCATGGTAGGGGTGTTGTCCGGCTGCTAGATAAATTTATCAACCAGATGGCAAGGGATGGTGTTGAGACGGCAGCGACAAATCGTGCGGCCGACACTCTCAGAAAAAACTTTACTAAATCTATCTTAGCTATAAAGCCTGCGATTGGGTTAAAACAGGTGCCATCTCTATTCGCCTATCTTTCCGAGATGAATGTTCTTGATTTTGTTACTGGCATAGCGAGTTATTGGAAATCACCAGTTGCTAATTTTAAGTTTCTTTACACAAACTCTGAGGGATTTAGGGCAAGAGTATCCGCTGGTTTTGAGCGGGACGTTCGGGCTGTAATGGAGAAGCATGGCAAGGCAGCAATCTCTGGGCGGGGTAAATTTACCGATTGGTTCTTGCTTCAGATTAGAGCGGGTGATGTGTTTGCTGTTACACAGGGGATGTGGGCGAAGTACAAGGTAGGATTAAAACAAGGATTAACACAAGACCAGGCGATAGCTGCTGCTGAGGATACTACCAACAGGACACAGCCTTCCTTTGGTATTGATACGCTTTCCGCTATACAAAATGGCGGTTCATGGTTCAAGTTGATGACGATGTTCCAAAACCAGCCTAATAAATACTTCAGAATTATTGGGGACAATTTACGAAACTTTCAGTATGGCAGGGGGAGTCGGGCAAAGGCATCTTCTACTATCCTTTTAGCATGGGTAATACTTCCGATGATGTTCCAGTTTATAGCCGATGCCTTTCAGTGGAAACCCGAAAGGCAGGCAAGGGCTGCGATACTCGGCCCCTTGAATTTTATCTTAATCGGTGGTCAGATGGTTCAAACAATGTGGGGATGGTTATCAGGTGAACCCTTTGACTATCGGATAAGCCCTGTTCTTTCAACAGTGGATGAAGTCCAAAAAGCCTTCTTCAAGGCAAAGAATATGGTTGAGAATGGGCTTGACCCTTTTAAAGATATAAGTTTTGATGATGTTGCTGACCTTGTAGAATATCTGGCGAAAGCTACTGGTCAACTGTTAGGTCTACCCACCCCATATCTAGTTCAGGTTGAGAAAGGTTTAAGGGAAAAACTAACAGAAGGTAAAGATATTGATATAAAGGACTTCTTGTTCAGCCAATGGGCATTAAAACCTCCAGCCAAGAATGATGAGCAGAGGGTTGAAGATGACGGACTTAAATTAGGTGAAGTAAAGGAGGGGCAGGAAGATGAGCCACTGACAGAAAAGGCTTTGCATGTATATGATACGGCTGATTGGTTTAATGAAATAGGGGATATTTACGATAAGGTATTTCCTCAAGATGTACTTGACAACCCCCAGTCCTCAAAAGAAAGTAAGGCTTGGGCTGAATCCGAAATTGCTCGGTCTAATGCTGATATACTGCCAAATATCCCACTCTATGAGATAAACACAGAAAACGATGGCGATACTATTATTAACTATTATCAACAATGGAAAGCTAGGGAAAGGATTACCAGTCTAGCGGAGCTAAAGGAATTTGATAAACTGTATCCTAAAGCCTATCTGGGGAATGTTACGAGACAACAATATAGTCTTTTAGTGGATTATCTAAATGCTGAAGATAAGGCTACTTTCCTTGAAAATCACCCAGGTCTAAAGATAGACCCTAGAGACGAGTGGTTAAAAGAGCCAGCTAATGCTAGGGAGGCAGCGTTACTCGCTCTGCGGGGACAGGCGAAGCTCCTCTCCTTTGAAGCCTACACTGAATTTAATCGCCTTATAAAGGAACTGGATATTCCTCTTGATGCGATACCTGAACAGACACTTCCTCCCGAAGGTTCAGTGGATAAGTATTTCGAGTATAAAGAGTTGAAAGCTAACTCATGGGAAGCTCAACTCCTTTTGGCTCAGGATAATGACTTGCGTGTTTTTCTGGGTAGAGACCCTGTGGAGATGCCTATTAGTCTTTTGGAGTCTTTAGTTGCCAACAGAGTCTCTTTTGATTTGCACGTTGCTTATGGAGATAGAACATCTGACCAGTATATTGCTGATGCCAAAGAGAGGGCGGAGGCAAGACAGAATATGCTTTACTCTACATTACCCGGGGCAGAGGCAGGGGTACTTACAGACTTCGGAAAGGCTTACTACACTAAGGCAGCTAACTCCGCGGGGTACTCAGAAAGTAACTGGGACAACTTTGTGGAATATTCTCGGCTCCCCACGTGGGGTACTTGGAGAGATAGATTTCTTCTTAATACACCTGAGTTCTACGCTGAATATACCAGCAAGGATATCGGAGGTCACGCTCTTGTTGATGAAACTAAAGTCAAGCCTCTGATTAGAGATGAATTATATGGGCAATGGTACAATGAGTTTAAGGCTTGGGACGATACTGCTGGTATGCCACCAGACGCCGTACAATCGATGAGAGATGGGCTTGATGATACTTTCAGGGATGATACTACCTTTGAGCAGATAAGGTATAGAATAGAAGCCTACGACTTATTTTTCCCTGAGAATCTGATAGACACTTATGTCGAGTGGTATACCAACATAAAACTACATAGACCTGAAGGGTATGAGGGCGATTGGTACGAAGATGATTGGTTTCTGATGGCACATAAGGAGTTCTATAATACTTTGCTGACTATGGAAATTTGGAAAGAAGAAAGGGATTTCACCAATGTGCCTTCTAGAGAGATTTTTTCTCTTTACCAGCAGTATCTCAGAATAGCTACCTCTGCAAAGCGACTGGCTTTTCGTAGAGACCACCCAGAGTTGGACAGTTGGTTGCATACGGCAAAAGGTTATAAACCTATAGCCGATAGATATATTAGTCAAAAAGAAACCTGGTGGGACGTAATGGCTCAAGAGGCTGCTGATGTGCAACATTTTCTTGACCTTATGAACCAGCAGATGAACTCAAATATGTGAGTCGAACCTACCTTCGGGTAGGTAATATAAAATGGGAGGTTATTAAACCAATGTTGGACGAAACCACTAACGACCAAAAGGACACTCCTCAGCCAGAGGCTGGGCTGACTTCTGAGGGAGAAGGAGGGATTACTTCAGACCAAGCCGGGAAAATCTTTAAGGAATCGGAAGTCACAAAGATGATTAGTGACGAAAGGGCAAAGTTCGGTAGAGAGCGAGCCAAACTTACTAGTCAGATTGAGACTACTCGTTCCCAACATGATTCTATCTCCAAAGAACTTGATTCTACCCAGAGTAGGATTGATGCACTTGAGAGACAGATTCGTGAATCGAAGCTGGACAGGGGGGACCCTGCCTCCGTTCAGGCGTTTCAGGAACAGGAATCTTTAGTTGCCAGGGAGCGTGAACTCAAGAAGAGGGAGCGTGAACAGGCGCTTAAAGAGGTCAGGTTCGAAGGGGAACGCAAGACCCAGTTCACTGAACGGGTATCTGCTATTGCCGAGAGGTATGGAGTGGAAGTGGCAGACTTGGAGAACCTTGGAACAAGCAATATCAGTTCCATTGAAAGGTATGCCAAGGCTGTAGGAAAGGCAATGCCAGGTAAAAAGAAGGCTCCGGTAGAAGGGGACGATTTTGTACCCGATTCTAACTTAGGCTCCGGCGGGGTAGGCAAGCTCACCGTAGAAGCAGCAGACGCCATGCCTATAGAGCGATACGCTGCCGTGCGGAAGAAGCAAATGGGTTTAACCTCCTAAATTCAAACTAAATTCAAACGGAGGAAAGACAAATGACCCAGACACTTATCACTCCTAGTATAGTCGCTAAGGAGTCACTAATCGCCTTGGAGAACTATTTAGTCATGGCGCAATTAGTGCATAGGGACTTTTCTAGTGAGTTTCAACACGTAGGGTCTACGGTTACCATTCGCAAACCAGCCACTTTCACAGCTACAGCCGTTACAACTACTATAGCTGTCCAGGAAGTTGTTGAGTCCAGCGTTCAGGTCGTACTTGACCAGCTACTTGATGTATCCTTTGAGGTTACAGCCAAGGAGTTAAGTCTGGACATAGTGCAATTTTCTGAGCAGACCATACAGCCGGCTATGCGAGCTATGGCTCAGAAGGTGGACTCGTTGCTAACAGCACTATATTCCAATATTGCCGGTCACGTCGCTGTTTCTTCAACCCCCGCAATTTCGGACTTAGCTCTACTGATGGCTCAACTCGATATTCAGAAAGCTCCTCGGCAAATGAGGAGTGTTGTATTGCATCCAGTTACTCATGCCAGATATGTCTCCTTGGATGCAATCCTGCATGCTGAGAAGAGGGGTGGTAACACCGAGGCTATCAAGGATGCTGAGATTGGTCGTATACTCGGTGCTAACTTCTACATTGACCAGAATATAGCCTACGACGATAACGACATTGACGATGTGGCCGGTGCTATCAAAGGCGCTGCGACAGCAGGTGCTACGGCTGCCACTGTTGATGCGCTGACCGATGCTGAGGTTATTGCTGCGGGAGATTTGATTAAGTTTGTTGGGAGTAATAGGGGTTACCTGATTGTTACTGGCGGGACTGTTGCCATCAACACAGCCACTATAACCTTTACCCCGGCGCTTGACGCAGCTATTGCCGACAATGCTGTAGCAACATTCCAGACGGATGGTGAGCAGAACCTTGCGTTCCACAAGAACGCTTTTGCTCTTGTTACCGCTCCACTTGAGCCACCTATAGGCGGGGCAAGGTCAGAGGTACTCTCCTATAAAGGTCTGAGCTGCCGTGCTGTCTACGACTATAACATCTCTAGCAAGAAGAACCAGATTTCCATTGACCTCTTGTGTGGTGTTAAGACGCTTGACAAGGAACTGGCAGCCCGCTTTGTAGATTCCCAGTAAACTAACGGTGGAGGGGTTAACAACCCCTCCACCAAAGTAAAGGAAAGGAGAAGTCAGTGCGTATAATGTTGACGGGGAACAGTCCGTTTTGTAATACCGGCTATGGTATTAAGACTGCGGAACTAGCCTATGCCTTAAAATCTATAGGGCATGAGGTAGCTTTCTTTGCCTACTATGGACACGGCGGTGCTTTGTTCGATTGGAATGGCATACCAGTTTACCCTAACGATGTTGATGACTATGGCGCCGGTAGAGTTAAGGATTGGTATGACCACTTCAAGGCAGATATAGTAATTACCCATGTGGATATATGGGTGATGCGAGAGATAAAAGCTGGTCTTAACTGGTATCCCTGGACTCCTATTGACCATGAGCCAATGCCTCCTCTGGTAAGGAAAACTCTATTAGAAGTTAGTAGTCTTAGAAAGCCAATAGCCATGTCAAGATATGGTCAGAAGGAAATGGTCAGGATAGGTGTTCCCGCCTATTACTGCCCGCAGATGGTTAATACCAGTATATTTCGTCCTGTGCCAGAGCAAAGGGAATCTATCAGGAAGAACTACGGCTTTGAAGATAAGTTCGTCATCGGTTCTGTTGGAACAAATGTTCGGGAAAGAAAGAACTGGACAGCTATGTTTCTAGCCATGAAGGAGTTTGTTAAGAAGCATAAAGATGCTATCCTTTACTGTCATACAAACCCGGTTAATAAGACAGGACGTAACCTTATGTCTCTTAGGGAATCACTGATGCTCCAGGAGCATATTACAGTCCCGAACCAGATAGAACAGACGTTGGGGATACCCCCCGATAAGATGGCGCTTATGTATAATATGCTTGATGTCTACCTTCAGCCAAGTAAAGGTGAAGGCTTTGGGATACCAATAATAGAGGCCCAGGCTTGTGGCTTGCCAGTGATAGTCTCCAACAACACGGCACAGCCAGAACTTGTAGGTGGTGGTTGGATTCTCAAGGACATGAGGCCAGAATGGACAATGCAAAACTCATGGGAAGGGGCTGCTAATCCTGACGAGATAGTCGAATACTTGGAGCAAGCCTACCAGATGAAAAAGGATGGAAGTATTGCTAAACTCCAGCAGAAGGCAAGGACAAAAGCCATGAAGTACGATATTATCAATGTCATACAAAAACATTGGATTCCAACGCTGGAGGATATTGAGAAACATCTCCATGACAAAAAGTATGGGGAGGGACAATTAAACCCAGATGACTGGAGACAGGTTATGATTCCTGAAACCTGCACTCCTGCCAAGGTTCTTGATATAGGTTGCGGGCTCAAGCAAGTCTGGAAGCCACATCTGAAGCATCTGGGTGATTATGTAGGCATAGACATTCGTGGTGGTAATGGTTATAAAGCTGTTCAGATGGATGCGCACAGCCTAAAGTATCCAGATAAGAGCTTCGGCTTTGCATGGTCTACTGAGCTACTGGAACACGTTGATAATCCGCAGAAGGTAGTTAATGAAGCCAAGCGGGTAGCCAATCATGGAGCAATAATTTTCTGCACTCCAACTGCCGCAGACTTTAAGGGCGACCCAGACCATAGGGAAGTAAAAGATGTCAAGTATGCTGTAAGCAGAGATGGACACGGTGTTATAGTTTGGTAGAGGAGGGAGAAAGATGCCAGTAAGAACAACGAGAATTACAAGCGGAAAGAATAAGGGGAAGGTTCGTGTTTCAACACCCGGGGGCGTTAAGGCGAAAGCTACAACTCCAGCCAAAGCTGCACGGCAGAAAAGATTGATACAGGCTGTTGAACACGGCTTCAAGCCTACAGGCAAGAAAGCAAAGAAATAAGAGGTAAACTATGAGTTGGTTAGTAACAGCAAAAACTCACTCCGAGATTCGTGATGCCATTGAAGCTATCCTCAGAGACTCTACTAATACTGTCTGGACTACTGCTGAGATAGACCAGCAGATTGAGTATGCTCTGGATGAAGTATCAGGCTATGTACCTTACCTGGTAAAAGATGAGAGCTTGACATTTGCTAGTGCTACGAGGGAACTAGATATATCATCGGTGCAGGACATTATCTACATTGACAAGGGGGAGTGGCTTGTTGATAAAACACCACCGAACTACCGGGGCTTTGATTGGTTAGACGCTCACACAATAAGGCTTAGAGTGGACTCCCTACCTGCTAGTGGTGACTACTGTTATCTATATCTCGCGAAGAGACATCACCTTGACCCATTGTGGACAGTTGCAACGGCTTATGTTAAGGGAGATTTTGTATCTCCAACTAAGGCTAACAGGACTGGTTATAGGTATGAGTGTACGACTGCTGGAACCTCTCATGCTGCGACTGAACCAACGTGGGGGACTACGGTAGACGGGACTACTACAGACGGTACGGTTACCTGGACTTGCAGGGGTGAAGTTCCCAACTCACTTCACGATGGTAGAACTAAACTTGAGGACTTATTCATTGAACTGGTGGCAGCTCGGTGTCTGATAAACGAGGCTAACTCCCATATCAATACAATAAATGTGGGTTCCTCAAAGGCTATGGAGCAATACCTGACTACTGGTAATCAAAGGTTAGGTCTGGTTTTGGGAAAGCTGAGGGGTATGGCAAGACCCAGAACTAAACAGTGGTATCCTACTGACTAGGAGCATAGATGAGAACGCTTTCAGTTAAACTAACCGCGGAACAAAAGAAACTGAGTTATAAAGGTATCTGGAAGATTGTCTTAACCAAGAGTGGGCAGACCACCAGAACCTACACTAACACTCGTATTCTGGACATAGACCACGAAGAGGAGCCTTACGACCAGCACGCTAAAGTCTTACTCGACAATAGCGATGGTGCTTTAACTAGCCTGGCTCTCCAGGGCTATCAGGCCGTTATCAGCTATGGTATGACTACCGCAGATGGTGATGAGTATTCTCCTACGGCTCCTATGAAATGTCTGGCTATGGACTTCCTTTCAATGGAGGACAAGCTGGTATGTACCATTGAGTGTATGGGCATACCGAACCTTCTGGCTGAGGATAGAGCTAGTGGAAGCTATATACCTACGGAACATGACCTCAAGACAGTTAAAGACCTCATAGCTGAAATAATGGCGGGAACCGCTGCCAGTCCGTTCTCAGGTGATAGTGCTTGGGTACAAAACACGGCCTACGCCGTTGATAATATAGTTAAGAGAACAGACTCAAACGAGTATCGCTATATCTGCACCACCGCTGGTACTTCACATGCTACTACCGAACCAACGTGGCCAGACACAATAGGCGAGATTGTTGATGATGGGACTGTAACGTGGCAATGTGTTGGTAGCCCGGTGGCTATATTCTCTGCCTGTCCTACTTACACTGTTACTTGGGATTCTGAGGATGCTCTGATAGACGTCTACCTTCCGACCGACAGTCTCAGGATTTACAAGAATAGCTCTAGATTGGCTGTACTAAGGAGATTGCTGGACTTTACCAAGTGCATAGCCAGATTCGAGGATGACGGTGAGATACATATATTACAACCCACTATTTCAGGAACAACCTATGATTATCAATATGCTCTCTCTGCTCAGCATCCATTCTTCTCCAAGGCTAATCGTAAGAGGCTGGTAATACCGAACAGGATATATGTGGAGAGCCAGCCTAATGACGGGGATAGCTATACTGGCAACGCAATTGATACTGCTTCTTATGGTGCCTTGGGGTATTATATCAATCAGTATGAATCCGCCAGGGTAACTGGTAATACTCAGGCTACCAGTATAGCTGAGGCAGTATTATCTAAGTACCAGATGCATGCTCAAGCAGGGGCAGCTCGTGTCCCGATGAACTGTGGTGCCGAGATATATGATTATGTACTGGTCACTGATGCCAGACAGAGTGATACTAGAACTGGTAACATAGGTAAGATAACACGCAAAATCCACTACGACCTGAGAAGCCAGAAAATTACCGATTACTCAATGACCTTCAGTTTTGGTGCTTGGCTGTCGGTGAGGCAGCAGGTCAATCTCTGGGAGCTTCACCCTTCAGGCTTCGGTAACGCCGGTCAAAACTTCGCCCGGCTGAATGTGGGTGACCTCTATGTTCAGGATATAAAAGCTAAAAATCTTGACTTCGCTTGGGCAGACCCTAATAACACAA